TTACATTATCGGTAACGGTAGTCAATTAACTGGATTGCCAGCTAGCTACGCTAATAGTAATGTTGCTAGCTTCTTAGCTGCTTTTGGTTCAAACACGATCTCTACAACAGGTACACTTACAGGTAGTAGTCACTTAGGCGCAGTAGTATCCGCAAGTGGCAATATCACTGGCGGTAATGTATTAACCGGTGGTTTAGTAAGTGCCACAGGTACAATTACAGGTAGTAGTCACTTAGGCGCAGTAGTATCCGCAAGTGGCAATATCACTGGCGGTAATGTATTAACCGGTGGTTTAGTAAGTGCCACAGGTACAATTACAGGCAGTAGTCACTTAGGCGCAGTAGTATCCGCAAGTGGTAACATAACTGGTGGTAACCTATTAACTAGTGGATCAATTAGCGCAACTGGTAACATAACTGGTAACATTCTCACTAACAGTATCGTAAATAGTGGCACTAGCGCGACCGGTAATATTGGTTCTACAACAGTACCGTTTAACACAGTATTTGCCATAGCAACATCGGCACAGTACGCTGACTTAGCTGAGAATTACTTAGCTGATGCGGTATATACTCCGGGCACCGTTGTAAGTTTTGGCGGTGATTATGAGGTTACCCAATGTGCTGTTGACGAAGATCCTACAGTAGCAGGTGTCGTTTCTACACAACCTGCTTATCAGATGAACGAAGGATTAAAAGGTGATTTTGTGACTAGTGTTGCATTGATGGGTAGAGTGCCTTGTCGAGTAGTAGGTCCCGTCAAGAAAGGTGCGATGATGGTGTCTGCTGGCAATGGCATGGCTAGAGCCGAAGCTAATCCTGCTATGGGATCAGTACTTGGAAAAGCCCTACAATCTTTTGATGGCAGCACAGGTGTTATTGAAATCGTGGTTGGAAGACTGTAAATCATGTCATCGCAACCTGTTTGGGTCACACCGGCTGGTAGCTTAGGAACTATAGCAGAGGGAGCCTTCTTTGAGTCAGTTCTCGACGCTACCACTGCTGATCTTAGTCCCATATTCTATACCGTCGTAGCAGGCGCATTGCCTTCGGGGATAGAATGTACAACAGGCGGCATCATACAAGGGGTACCAACTAATGTAGTTACGGTCGCTCAAGAAACGATAGCATCGGGTGCCGACATCACTAGCAAGTTTGCCATAAGAGCTTATACTGTCAGAGTCGTAAACGGTATAAGAGTAACTAATCGATTATCTGATAGAACTTTTACCATAACTGTAGCCGGGCAAAATGCTCCAGTATGGATCACACCCCCGGGATTGATAGAAGAATATTTTGATGGGTCTTTGGTAGAACCTGGATACCAACTTCAATACACAAATGATAATCCAACTGGAATTCCTCCTGCGATCACATTAATTGCCGGAGCCTTGCCTCCGGGATTGACCGTAAGTAGTACAGGTTTGATTTCGGGCTATGTTGGGTTAAACCCGGTTATTACGACTCCCGCAGGGTTTAGCCGTAATGGACAGGGATTTAGCAGCTATCCGTTTGACTTTACATCGCAGACTCAGAATTACACTTATGAGTTTACATTGAGATTAACTGATGGCAGAACATCGACGATCCAGACTTTCAATATTTTGGTATGGACAACTGCTGCGTTTGACGCGTCGACCACACTGATAACTGCCGATAACACTTATCTCACAGCCAGTATAAGCAACGTCAACTATCCTGTACTGATCAATGCTGCGGGATCTATCGGAACTGTACCTAATAATACCTTCTTTGCTTATCAATTTATCGGCGAAGACATTGCCAGTGTCCAACTTGCTTATCAAGGTATTAATCTACCACCGGGGTTAACACTTAATAGAGATACTGGTTGGTTATACGGATATATCCCTAACTTATATTTTACACAGATAACTTATGACTTTAGTGTGTATGTTTATCAATATTCAAATCCATCGATATCAAGCCCTATATATGACTATAGTCTAACAGTGACAGGTCCGACATCAGCCGAAATCTATTGGAACTCCCCATCAAATCTAGGATCTATCTTTAATGGTGATACTAGTCTATTTTCCGTTGTGGCAACGTCAGCTAGTGGATTGCCACTACAATATTTTTTAGTCTCGGGCAGTAATAGTCGTTTACCTCAAGGATTGACTTTACATCCTACGGGGAATATAGTGGGTAGAGTGAGTTTTGATACTTTTAGTTTGGATAACAATCTAACTACTTTTGATGTTAGTTCCGGTAACCCAACTACATTTGACCTAACTTATACATTTACTGTCAATGCTTCTAGTATTAATGGATATGCCAGTGTTAGTAAAACCTTTACTATTACAGTGGTAAGAAAATACGATTTACCTTACAACAATCTGTATATCACTTGCATGCCGCCCACAAACGATCGTCAGTTAATAGCAAGTTTGCTACAAAACGCAACTATATTCCCGCCCTCATTATTATATAGACAAGATGATCCAAACTTTGGTTTGAGTAGAGAAGTCGTTTATTATCATGCCTATGGTTTAACAGCCACTAGTCTAGAGGAGTACGTGCGAGCATTACAGCTCAATCACTACTGGAAAAATCTACAATTAGGCAGTATAGAAACGGCACAGGCTCTAGATCCCGTCACTGGCGAAGTTATATACGAAGTAGTGTATAGTAAGATCATCGACACATTGGTCAACAATCAAGGCGTGAGTGTGGGCAAAGAGGTACAGGTTCCTTACCCGATCAATCCCAATACACAGTATCAGATCAATGAGGTGTATCCTAACTCCCTCGCCAATATGCGAGATCAAGTCATCGATGTAGTCGGGCAGGAAAGTAATATGCTACCGCTATGGATGTTGTCAAAACAAACGGATGGTAACGTATTAGGTTTCACCCCCGCCTGGGTCATAGCATATACAAAGCCAAATGCCAGCGGGCAGATAGCATATAATATCAGTACTCGATTTGGTGATCAGCTTAACCAGGTAGATTATACTGCCGATCGTTACGAATTAGACAACTCATTAACTAATAATTGGAATACGACAGATATTACTACATTAAGTATAACTGATATTACGGTCAATGGGTATGAGGCTACGATCACTTACGGAGTACAGCCTACCCCGCCGTTTGTCATCGGAGAACAAGTTATTGTGGACAACGTCTACCCCAAGAGCTTCAATGGTAATTTTATCGTAGTAACGTGTTCTACTACACAAGTGGTGGTCAATAGCATTAACATAGATACATGGATACGTGGCGGGATAGTATCTAGTACAGGCCATTGGTCGCCATCACCACCCCAGTCAACGACATTTGACATAAATTATCATTACATAGTAAGCGATGAGTATCCTTCATATGGCGGATCGGGATACACGGTGGGAACTATGCTCAAGATAGCAGGTACAGCGATAGGTGGAATCAGTCCCGACAATGATTGTTTAATTACTGTCAATACAGTTGATGATACTGGGGGAATCGTAAGCGCATTTTATTATGGTACTGCCAGTATATTATCAGCAGGCAAAACATATAATAACGTCATCGCAACGGTGATTTCAGGAACTGGTTCCGGGGCATTGTGGAATATTACGATAATACCAGGTGTAGCGACAGTATTTGATGGCGGCAGTGTAACCTTCAATGATCCCGCTAATATGGATACTAATACCAATGTATATGACAAATACTTGATGTTCCCAGATCGCAAAATTATAGAATCACCACTACAGACCACCGCGACCTGGACTAACGAATATTCATCGACTGTAACTTGGGTCAATAATAGCGGACAACCTGTTAACTGGTTGAATAACCTCGCATGAATAGACTACTCAACTTCCTATAAATATCACTATGACATCCCTATATATATTCGCAAATGATTCCGGAAGCATACCACTACAGGAATTAGATTCTAATTTTGCTATTGTAAGCAGCTTATCCAATGTAGCAGTCACAGTTTCAGGAAATGCTCAGCCTAACATCACTAGCACAGGAACTCTCACTTCCCTAAGTGTGACTGGTAACATAAGTTCCATGGGTAACATCTCGGGCAATTACATAATCGGTAACGGTCACTTCTTAACCGGTATCTCCTCTGGTAACGGAAATAGTAATTACAGTAACTCCAATGTAGCCAGTTATCTTACGGTACTGACGACTAATATCAATACCACAGCAGACATCACGGCAAGTTACTTTATAGGCAATGGCACTTTTTTAACAGGTTTATATAACAATTCTAATGTAGCTAATTACTTGCCGACTTTCTCGGGCAACTTGGCAGCAGGTAATATCAGTGTAAGTGGAAATATTAAGGGAAATTATTTTATAGGCAATGGTAGACAGTTGACAGGCATCAGTGTTAATTCCTGGACTACCAAACCAAATTCTCCGCCGGCCAATGCTTCGGCGGGAGATTACTGGTTTAATTCTGTTACTGGCATCAAATATCAATACATTAATGACGGTCTGGGAAATAGTTGGGTCGATCAGAGTTTCCCAACATCATTCCTCTCGATAACTACGGGAAGCATTTACAGCACTGGAGCGATCAGTTCAACTGGTAATATTGCTGGAAATTATTTTATAGGTAATGGTAGTCAATTGACAGGGTTGCCGGCCACTTATGGAAATAGTAATGTAGCAGCCTTTCTTCCTACGTATAATGGAAATATCACTGCTAGTAACATAAGCACAACTGGCAATATCAAAGGCGCATACATCTTAGGTAATGGTAGTCAATTAACAGGATTACCGGCAGGCTATGCTAATAGTAATGCGGCTAGCTTTTTGGCTACGTTCGGATCTAATGTAATCTCGACAACTGGTAATATAACTGCCAGCTATATTTTAGGAAATGGTAGTCAATTAACTGGCTTACCTGCCGGATATACTAATAGCAATGCTGCCAGTTTCCTAGCTGCTTTTGGTTCTAATACGATATCAACAACTGGTGCGATCACATCAGGTAACATAAACGGCGCAAATGTATTGACTGGCGGAGCGGTAAGTGCTGTTGGCAATATAAAAGGCAATTATATTTTAGGTAATGGTAGCCTATTGACTGGCTTAGCGGCAGGTTATTCTAATGCCAGCGCTGCCAGTTTCTTGGCTAGTTTTGGATCTAATTCTATTTCAACTAGTGGTAACATAACCAGCGGAAATATGTTGACCGGGGTTGTAAGCGCAAGTGGCAACATAAGTGGCAATTACATCTTGGGTAATGGAAGTCAGTTAACCGGTATAAGCAGCGGTGGTACAAGTAGAACTACGGTCTCTACGACAACTGTTAGTCTAGGTAGTACCGCCTCGGCCACTGCTACTATCGCAATGGCCAAAGGATATTCCCTATACAGTATACAATCATCGGCCGGAGCATGGGTAACGGTTTATACAAGTGCCGCTGCACAGAGTGCTGATGCTAGTAGAAGTATAACAACTGATCCAACTCCGGGCAGCGGAGTTATAGCAGAGTCTATAACGACTACCGCAACAACAACATATTTCACCCCGGCGGTAATAGGGTTTAATAACGAAGTACCAGTGACTACTAACTCATATTTAAAAATCTATAATAATAGCGGATCAACACAAACAATTACAGTTACATTGACCTATCTCAAGTTAGAGAGCTAATATGGATCTACTGCCCAAAGTAATTTTAGCAAACAGCGAGATAACCACTCCCGTCGAGGCTACTGCCGCTACTTTAATCAACAGTGATTCGATTATAAGTTTCAATATAATAGTTTGCAGATCGGAATCAGTCACTGACTATGCCGCCAGTGTAATGGTCGGCGATAGCCCAGTATTGTCTTATACAGATTTTTGTGATAGATTTGGTTCATCTGATTCTGATATAGCTTTGGTCACTGACTTTGCTAATACCGCAGGGTTTATAATCGAAGATACTCATTCTCCCAGTGCTACAGTGAAATTATCTGGAACAGTATCACAAATCAATGCGGCATTTGAAATTACACTACACACAGTTACTTTGCCCGACAGATCATATATGAGTTATTCTGGGTCTATAAAAATACCTGCCTCATTAGTCGGCATCATCGAACATGTTTTGGGATTAGATACATCTGTAAAATTTGGCAGAATCAAAAACTCTATATCACAAGCAACTGTGGGCCTAACCCCTCCACAAGTGGCTACCGCTTATAATTTTCCTAATAATAATGGATATGGGCAATGTATAGGTATATTAGAATGGGGTGGCGGTTACACCACTCAGAATCTTACATCTAGTTTTACTCCATTAGGATTAGCTAACCCAACTACAGTTGATATATTGACCGACGGTGCCACCAATAATCCTTCAGATGTTGGCGATTCAGGTGAAGTTATGTTAGATATATTTGTAGCCGGAGCTGTATGCCCAAATTCTCTGTTTGCAATGTACTTCGGTGGTGGCAACGGATCACCGTCGGGTCTAAACTGGTATAATAATTTCAATGCTGCTATACACGATACTGTCAATAACCCGTGTGTGCTTAGTATTAGTTGGGGAGCAGGCGAAGTGTCGTATTGGCCATCTAATTACCCTCCGATATTTGATAGTTTATTCTCGCAGTCGGTAGCACTGGGAATAACGATGTTAGCCTCTTCGGGCGATTATGGGTCTACTTGGTCTAGTAGCTCACCCGAAGTATTATACCCGGCATCGAGTGTATATATTACAGCTTGCGGGGGAACCACTCTTCAATTAAGTGGGTCATCTAGATCGAGTGAGACAGGGTGGACTGGTAGTGGCGGAGGATTAAGTGTTCGAGAATCGCTACAATCTTGGCAAAGTGGATTATCTTACACCACATATGGATATCCTAGCGGCCCGACGGGATCACCTGCCTCGCTAACTGTTCGAGGTGTTCCGGACATCGCCGGCAATGCTGATCCTGCGTCTGGATACAGTTTTTATTATAGTGCTAGTAATACATTTATTTCAGGGGTCGGTGGTACCAGCGCGGTATGCCCACTTATGGCAGGATTAATCGCGAGACTAGTTCAACTTAGTGGTACTAGAATCGGATATGCCAATCCATTTTTCTATGCCAATCCCGGCGCATTTTATGATGTAACTTCGGGAGAAAATGCGGCTTATGTTAACGGCTACACTTGTACCACAGGCTGGGACGCGGTTACCGGGCTAGGGGTGCCTATAGGTACTAGTCTTTATAAGATATTAAATACCGGAGCCGCGTTCCCTAAAAAGAATTTTGGGTTTAGACCCACCACCGGACCGACATATCCACGTATATCAACTGGAGCCAGAGTAAACTAGCCCTTTCGCTTTAGACCACCTAAGACAAAATCATCACCGGGTTGTTCTTTGGCAAACTTTGTTATAACACCGTTGTTACAGGCTTTGGTTCCGGTGGTACTTCCAGCACGTTTCCCCCTGTTCATTGAACCAAGAGTAAAATCGTCTCCGGGACAATTCACGGACATACGATCTATAACTCCATTTGTCCATTTTCGCATACCTTTAGTGGTAGCTAGTTGTTCGTATGTTTTCAAGCTGCCTAGAACCCATTCAGGGCCAGGACATTCTTTTGACATCTTCGTTTCTATACCGTTATTCCACCATTTTGTTCCTTTATTATGTGCTTTTTGTTCGCCAGTTTGGATAGCTCCTTTCTTATATTCGGGACCAGGACACTCAAACGCCATCTTAGTATGAACACCGTCATTCCAAGCTGTCATGCCTTTTATAGGCGCGACATGTCCTAACTTACGTGCCGCTTGGGCGTGAGCTGCTGCTGCCCTAAGTTTGGCATATACTCTGCCAGTAATTCGTACATTTTTATTTTTACTAAGGTAAGTGTCCATTAACCAAGCGGCGGCACTATCGACTTTATATTGGGCTTCTTTAGTATCTACCATCTTAGTCAAAAGTAAGTGGCATACGAAATGTTCGTGTTGGGTTAGCCACACCAGATTCTCAGCTACATCTGGATCGCCTGGTAGCCATCCTTTCCGTCCTTTGCGTTTTCTTTCTATGTAAAATGATTCTGGTATGATGTGATGCTTGTCGTGATGTTTACGTATGCCACGAGCTTTTGCGTTATTGACGATGTTATAATACCACTGGGTATATTTGTTGTTTATAAATATCATTGCTGGCGCTCCCTTTAGCGTTAGAGTAGTTGGATATCCCCATATCGCGAACTACACCTTTATTTATTTCGTTTGGTAAAAATACTAAATACGAGTACAGATAAGGACATAAAATGACTAGTAACATCAATCCAAATAATATTAATGGGGCATTTCCTGTTGCCGGTGCAGATAATAACTCGCAAGGTTTCCGTGATAATTTTACTAACACTTCGACGAATTTTCAATTTGCCGCAAATGAGATAACTGACTTACAGAATAAAGCGATAGTATCAGCACAGTTAACCGGTGGCAATGTATTGACCACACAGAATAACATGTTGAATTCTCCTTTGATCAATGCTTTGATCAGTGATTTCGCTGCTAATGCCGTGTCATTAGGGGTCTTATCCGGAGCAGTTACTATAAACTACGTTGCTGGTCATTATCAGACAGTAACAACTGGCGCGCCGATATCATTATTCTTCACTAATTTTCCTATAGCTGGTCAATTGGGTTTTGTATCTGTACAGATCACAGTGGCTAGTATAGCACACACCGTTACCTTTCCTACCTCTGTAAGTATAAACTCAAAAGGAATACAGGGTTTAGATACCAGCACCAATGTTATGGAATTTGCCACAACAGGAGTTTATACCTTTACATTTACCACATCTAACGGCGGCACAACCGTTACTGTCAATGAAACTAATAAAGCATTGCAGCCATTCAACGCAAGTTCGGAAAGTTTAGCCAGTGGCGGGGCAGCTAATCTATCTTTAACTACTTCTTATTTTAGTTCTGGCGGTGTCACTACATTAGGCGATGGTGTAGAAGGACAAATCAAAGTGTTAACTCAAACGGCATCGGGATCGATGATAGTAAATGTCAATAGTTACGGATGGACTGGGTCTGGGCAGGTGTCATTAACTAGTCAGGGTTCTGGATGTACTCTACAATATACTAATTCGAAATGGTATTGTATAGGTAACAATGGATGTGTGTTTGCCTAAGATAATTCTTGACTTTCATACACAATTAAGTTATAATACTGTATGAACTATCCAGAACATCCTTTTATTAGCAGCCTAGATGAGCTAGATGAAGAAGCTCTGCGAACAAAAATCGCAGAATTGAACAAGAAACTCGGTATCGCTTATCGCATGGGCAATCATGATCTATGTAATCAGTTAAGAATGGCCATAGGCAGTTATACTACCAAATATCAAGAAAAACTCCGTAAAAATCAAGACGGTACAAACTTTGATGACATTATCGATATATCTTAAACTATGAACGTTAGACTACAATACCCCGTATCATTTACAGCCGGCATCTATTATAATGGCCGGATGCAGATGAATAATTATTCGCTGAAACTTTTTTTGATAACCAACACCGAAGATGGTGTTTCCAGCAACATAGCGTTTGATCGCATTAAGCATTTTATCTTTAATGAGATCGATTCATCGATTATAATCAATAGCTCGGAAGTGAAACAGTGCCAATTATATCATGCTGCTGGATTAAATATAGTAACATTGCCCGATGATCCCGTAGATCAACTAGTGGGCATTATGTTACAACATAAACTCAATGCCATAGCCGAAGACAGATTACTGGTAGTTGAGATTGAAATTAGTAGCACTATCGGCGATGGTTTGGTTTATTCTCATGGTGAAGGCGAAGATGTATCGGATCTTGATGTGCCAGCTTGGTGGAAAAGCTCGGGTCTCATTCATCATGATGCTGAATTAATTGATACAGATAATGTATTGTCTATACATCAAAACAATGTATGGCATGAACTAGATCTAGCCTGGCCAAATGGCGCCGAAGATAGCGCAGGCAACGTGGTATTTGCCGATTTCAAAAAACTAGATGAAACAAAATAATTTCGGCGAGATGATTTTCAGTGAAGCAGACGTAATTGATCTGTTGATGCAAGATCGCGAGTTGTCGTCACTTCAACATATGTTAATTGACAACACTATCGATCTAGAAACTGTATCTAAATTTGTTGAAGATTTACCCGAAGTTTTGGTAAAATATACTAGCACAGATTTCCCATTACAAGAATGGGATAGAAATAATCAAAATAATTGGCACATGCCAAAAGAATACAAAGAATTAGACATCGCTCAATATATTTTAGACTTGTGTGATGATGCTGCTGAACTTCAGCGATGCGGGGAAGAATTATTACTGTATCAAGAGAGAAACTTATTTGATTTATTGAGATATTTAAAATATTTGGTAGATGTGATGACTGAGAATAATATAATCTGGGGAGTAGGACGAGGTTCAAGTGTTGCCAGTTTTATATTATACAAACTCAAATTACATCGAATAAACTCGATATATTATAAATTAAACATTAACGAGTTTTTACGTTAAATAGACTATTATGTCGGGAGAAGAATATGACACAGAAAATTTATAAAACTGCCAGGGGAAAAACCGTTGACATTGGCTCGCTACGATTACAAAATGAACATGTGCGAGCAGTGGGCAACATGGGCGTGAATGCTCGTGGAGATCGTATCGACAGCAAAGGCACAGTAATTGACTCTAGAAATAACCAATTACAGAGACAGATACAGAGACAGACCACTAATGTCTCAGATGGTGTCGTACATACTAATATGCATGAGGCAAAAGCTCCGATTACCGTGAATCGTCTCAATCCTGATCCGATGGATTTCGCAGATGAAGATGATCTTGTCAACCCCACTGCAGTTAATAATACGATGGCCACTCCCGTCGTCGATACTGTAGCTGATATGATTGTAAACACAGTACCGGTCGCTCCGGAAGTAAATCTAGATGAAACTTCGGCTGGTGGATTAGCTGCCGCTATCGCACGGGCCAAGAATGTAAAACAGGAACTGGATAAAACTCCATTACAACAAATACGATCTCAAGGTGTGAGGAAAATTTAATATATGAATATCAAACATAAACTAGCATTTGACCCCCATAGAATACACAAGAAAAAATTCAAAGCTCTAAATAATGATGTCATTGTATCTGATATGGCATTTGAAGAACGAACTACTAGTACTGGCATCATTTTGTTGAATGATAATGGCAAAGGTTATGGTATCAGACCGCGCTGGGGTCAGGTGTATGCTGTGGGGTCAGATCAGCAGGATGTTAAAGTCGGGCAGTGGATCATGGTAGAACATGGGCGTTGGACCCGAGGTATTGACATCGAAGACGAACATGGTGCGCATACCATCAGAAAAATCGATCCCAAGGACATTTTATTGATCTCGGATGAGAAAGAATGTCCTACTGACGATACGCAAAGTGCGGCGGTTCATGTGGATAAGAAAGTATAGCCATCAATTTTACCAGTTGCTATTGTAAAAAACTGCCGCTTGTGTTAAACTTTGAAATACTAATTAAAGTTTACGGAGCGGCAGTATGCTATCAGAATCCTGCGATTCTACTATTGAAAAATTAAATTGTACATTTTGTACAACTTGTAATAAGATTTATTCAACACGTTGCGCCTATCGGCAAGGACGTTGTCCGCACCACCCCACTGAATTAAGTAGATTATTAACCTGGATTAAGCAGGAAATTAATAATATTGCCAAATTTAAACGTTCACTAAACTGGAGAGACAAATAATGACAGACAAAGATTTAGAACGTATGTATCAAGAATATTTAGATTTTAATACCAAACAAATTGAACAATACGATACGCTATCAGTAGCAGCGGTTATGATGGCACAGGCTTTAAGTATCTATAAGACAGTTTTATCAGAAGAAGATTTCGATGACATAGTAGATACTATGTCAGATAGTAGAGACAATGTTAAAAAATTTACAAATAAAGAGGTGCTGCAGTGAAGACGCTTTGGACTGAGCACTACAGGCCTTCTACACTAGATGGATATGTTTTTAAAGATCAAGCACAGCAAGAACAGATTGAATCCTGGATAAAAGAAAAATCTATCCCACACCTACTACTATCTGGCGCTCCGGGTGTAGGTAAAACAACATTGGCAAAGATTCTTATTAATACGTTGGGTATAGATGAATATGATGTGCTAGAAATCAATGCTAGTCGAGAAAATAGTGTAGACACTATCCGTGATAAGATCACAAACTTCGTACAGACTATGCCATTTGGCGAATTTAAAATTGTATTGCTGGATGAAGCAGACTATATTACGCCCAATGGCCAAGCAGCATTGCGTGGGGTGATGGAGATGTATCATGCCAGTGCCAGATTTATTCTAACTTGTAACTATCCCAATCGCATCATCCCGGCATTACATAGTCGTTGTCAAGGATTCCATATCGATAAAATTGACATGACAGAATTTACTGCTCGTATCGCGACTGTGCTAGTGACCGAAGGCATCGATTTTGATCTAGATACACTAGACACATACGTAAAAGGTACATATCCCGATTTACGTAAATGTCTAAATACCTGTCAAATGAATTCAACTACCGGTAAACTCATCGAACCCAGTAGCAACGACACTGGCACACAAGATTGGAGATTATCTGCTGTTGAATTATTCAAAGCGGGCAAGTTAAATGAGGCTCGTAAACTTATGTGTGCCTCTATCAGACCTGAAGAGATGGAGGAAGTGTTTCGCTGGTGTTATGACAATTTAGAATTGTGGAGTAAAGATGTACACAAGCAAGATCAGGCGATTATTATTATCCGCGATGGTATGTTAAATATACCCCTAGTAGCTGATCAAGAAATTAACCTTAGCGCAACACTCACTGAACTTGGAAGACTATGAGATATTTGTTTATACAATACTACAAAAAACCAGATGGCAAAATTGACGAGGCTATGACCGTTGCTAAACGTCTGCGCGATCGCGATCTACAGATGACCAGTATTATTTTGGATTTTAAAGATTTAAAGGTAGTAAAGGCAGTCATCGACTCTAAAGCCCTGCCAAGAGATTGGGATCATATAGTCAGCTACTACTACGAATTTTATGCTAAAACTATAGAACAATTATTTGAAATAAATGGTCATCCCATCTCTATCAAAAATGAGATGACCACCGATATCGAAACTACTGAAGATCAATCACTATACAGTTCTAACACTGATCCAATTATTGGATGACGCTGTATATCTCGATGATCAAATTCGCATAGAGCTATTCCTTTAACACCTCCTTGTTGCTGTAAGCGATTAACTAGATCACCGAGACCGTTATCACCACGGGTTCTGTCGGCTTGTTCAATATCGCCGGTGATGGCGATTTTACTATTTTTGCCAATACGTGTCATGAGCATTTTACATTGGCTTGGTGTTCCATTTTGCATTTCATCAGCTATGATCCAAGCATCTTTGAAAGTGCGTCCCCGCATATACGCGAGTGGGGCGATTTCGATTATGCCGTCTTCTATCATAGATAAAATATCTTGTGGTCTATAATATTCGCGCAACACATCGAGTAGAGGACGAGTCCATGGTTCCATTTTGGCTACTAAATTTCCAGGCAAAAACCCATGTTTTTCTTCTGCTACTTCAACCGCTGGTCTGGTCATTATTATACGTTCGCATGCTCCTTCTTTAAGTGCTTTAACTGCGGCTAACATACAGATATATGTTTTTCCTGTTCCTGCTGGACCTGTAGTTATGACAATATGTTCGGAATCATTTTGTAAAGCCAGGACGAGACGCTCTTGATTCCTAGTTCTAGGAACAAGATTAACTGGTCTTGATTTTACTGGTTTTGCTTGATTAAAACTTATTGTATTTTCTTGTTGCGCCATGTTGTGGCGTTGTTGTGATTTAGCTGCTCTTTGTCTACTCAAGTTACTCTCCATTGTAGTTAAGTATTGCCGACAGCTGATACTGTCAAGAGTATTTACATCCTGGTGGTTTTATATAGTATGGACGCTGATAGTCGAAATATCGAGCATAAATATTTGGCTATACTGTTAAAAACCAAAGTTTGAGCATAATTGTCATTTAACTAAATACTAGACTATGGCAAACAAAGAATTTGATTCTGAAATTTTCAAAGACCATCAAGACTATTGGCAGGTGGCTAAGAATACCAAAGACATCTATCTCAGTGATGGTACTCTGCTTACTCTGCTTGATTTTGAACGGGTATTAGACGAATTAGACATCTACGCTTTCAAAAATTGGAGTATGGGCGAATTGGTACAGGGCCCTACTGTATCAAAATATAAAGTATCATGTATTTTTTTATGGCCCGAGAGATTGATGCCAGACCCCCGGGGCGGTCGCAGATTATTACCATTTGATTGTACTGTAAAATATAAAAAAACCAATATGAAGATTCCGATTAAAATCGAGGATCCATCTGATTACAGACCAGGCACTAAGATTGCTAGAATCATCGAAAAGAAGATATGGCTAGTTGAAATCAGTATACCTAAGAGCTTGATGAGTGATATACGTACCGGTTCAATAGATATAGAAAATCAGATCGTTGAATTAGATGATCTAGATGATGCTTATACTGCTGATCTACAGCAGTCAGCAGCTACTGAACAAGACATGGCGATGGATCAAAATGCCACGGTATAATTTAATGGAAGGTATGGGTTATAAAGACATGGAAGGTCTTGTAAAGCCTGAGATTCATATTGATGAATTTGAAAGCAAGATGGGATCCGACGAAGATATCATAGTGGTTTCATTTTTCATCACTGACGAACAAGCCAGCAAAGACCTAGTAAAGTGGTTTGAAACTGGATATGATTTTATTTTAGATGCGGATCGTAGCCCCGGGGAGATTAAACCCAATCGTTATCTAGTTTACATAGAGATACGACGTCGTATCGCTGCCGGAGAGCATGTACAGCAACTATTAGATGATTTATCAACTCTTACTGAATTTGATCCTGAAGATTGGACTATGGTTTATGAAGACGATAAGATTCCCTATAGTCAAGACGCATTTGAACGTATAGTTCCTTTATCGCCTAAGGAATACAGAGATAGTCACGATAAGGATCTAAACGAGATGCGGGTAGCAGCAGGATTGCCCACTAAAACATTTTACGAGCAAGATGAAGAATTACGTGCTCTACAATCAGCAGCCGGAATCTATCGTTCTATCTAAGTGAGCCATGCTTATTACTCAGAATCAATTAACGCGAATCCTTCCCGGAAATCCTTATTTAAAAAATTGGTTTGACGCGCTTAATAAAATTCTGCCCGATTACGACATTACTACAAATCAAAGATGTGCTGCTTTTCTTGGTCAGACTTATGTTGAATCAGCAGGGTACACTGCGTTACACGAAAATTTAAATTATCGCGCCGAATCATTAATGCGAGTATGGCCCAGATATTTCCCCGACATAGATACGGCGAGGCAATATGCTAACAAACCAGAAGAGATAGCTAATCGAGCCTATGCCAATCGCATGGGCAATGGTGACGAAGCTAGCGGAGATGGCTGGAGATATTGTGGCAAGGGATTGATTCAACTAACAGGCAAAGATAATTATCAATCATTCGCAGATAGTTTACAGATGTCCATCGATGACGTTCCTGCTTATCTTCAGACATTTGAAGGAGCTGTACAAAGCGCAGCTTGGTTTTGGGAGAGCAACAATTTAAATCAATATTCTGACGCATGGGATATAGAAACACTAAGTAAGAAAATAAACGGTGGCGACTTGGGACATGACCAACGCATCAATTATTGTAATTTAGCACGGCAAATTTTGGAGTCTTAAATGCTTTTTAATTTTTTAGTGATATATATTATAGGTTCAATGCCTGGATGGATTTGGCCCGCATTAGCCGGTGCCGGCGTGGCTATTTGGTTTATAAGCGACGTCATAGCTAAATTCCCCGCTGTTCAGCCCTATTCCGCTGCCATCAAACCTGCTAGTATTTTAATAACTGCTTTGGGAATCTTTATGTATGGCGGGGAGGGAGTAGCTGAAATATATCAAACACAGATTCAAGATCTAGAAAAACGCATAGCAGTAGCTGATCAAAAAAGTATAGACGTTACCGCTGCCGTAGAAGAGAAAACAGAAGAGAAGATCAAAGTCATAAACCATGATAGGATAGTCTATCGAGATCGTATCAAAGAAGTAGAAAAACTTATAGATACCGAATGTAAGATAGATAAATCCGCATTAGATATATTAAACGACGCTGCGGCAAATCCGCTGAAGGGAATAAAATGAAAAATCTACTGATTCCTCTATTATTAGTGCTATCCGGCTGCTCTACTATGCCGGAACCAATCACAGTAAAATGGCCTCAAGTCTCTGATAAATTTTTAGCATCATGCCCTAATCTTAAACAAACACCGTCTACAACAAAACTCAGTGACGTTTTGCCCGTTGTGGTTGATAACTACGGGACATATTATGATTGTCAAGCAAGAGTAGATGGATGGATCGAATGGTATAAAGCCCAGAAAAAAATCAGCGATAGTCTAGAATAGTATAAATGATTTAGTCTAATACTTGAAACTTTATGACACATATGCTATAGTAGTTTATATTCTCAGGAAAAACAAATGACAGCCCCTACCAATAACGATATATCAGCCTCGACTGAAGTTGCTAATTCCCCTAAAGAAAATGAGTTAGCTACATATAATCATTTCTGTACGCCTATCTATTCACTTAACAATAAATCATATCTTAAACTAGTGTCAGAGATTAGCAAAGAATACCTCAAAAAAGCCAAAAAAGATACACCTTACTTAGATCCAATATATCCAGTCTATCAGACTGAATCATTTCTAAATGATGCTAGACTATCAGAATTTATACAATATGTCAGTCAAGTGGGCTGGGACATACTGAATAGTCAAGGATATGATATGATGAAGTACAACACTTATGTTGTAGAGATGTGGTGTCAAGAACATTACAAACATTCGGCTATGGAACAGCACGTACATGGCTATGGGGAACATCTAGTAGGATTTTATTTTTTAGATTGCCCTGAGGGCAGTACAAAAGTAATATTTCACGATCCCAGGCCAGGGAAGGTACAGCTTAGTTTGCCCGAGGTTGACATGGCTCAAGCCACCTATGCCAGTAACATGATTAACTTTGTGCCTGAACCCGGGATGCTAATGATCACAAATTCGTCAGTGGCTCACTCATTTACTAGAAATGCGGTAAATGCTGCTGTGAGGTTCGTACATTTTAATATTTCAGCGGTACGTGCTCCTGCTAGTACCAGCGATACTTGCCCCACAGCATCGACAAATGATGTTGCGGAGATAATATGAACAAGTACTTAATTAGATTTAATAAATCTAGGGGCCAGCCGGGCAGAGGCACTAAGGATCACGCTTGGCGTGTTTTTGAAAACGGCAAAGAGTATATTTTTAAGCATGTTAAAATAAATGTGCCTTGCGAAGATGAAATCTCATTAGATGCCATGGGCAATGACGATTGGAACATCAGTTGTATAGGAGTCATGACCATAGACCGGGAAACTTCTACCGGAATAATCAATTAACTGATATATGACAGCCCATCATCGTTCGCGTAGTCGACGCCGAGAACATTGGGTACAGAGTAAATGGCGTCCTATGATGGCTTGGCTCTATTTGGCAGTATGCGCAATGGATTTCATAGGATTTCCTCTATTATGGAGTATACTACAGGCATATGCTCATGGGCAGGTTACGAGTCAATGGCAGCCATTAACATTACAAGGGGCTGGCTTATTTCATTTAGCCATGGGAGCGATTATAGGGGTAAGCGCATATGGTCGCACTCGCGAAAAAATAGCCGGGGTTTTTGATGATAGAACAGGTCCATTAAATGGAAATCCCGGAACAATGTATCAACCATACAATCAAAATTTTACCCCTTACGCGGGCGCAACTATGCCAGCCAATAACACAGTTGATCCAGTAGGACCACCTACCCCGTACTTTCCACCACGATAGGAGATAATTATGAAAAAACTATTAGTAGTTATATTGACATTTGGCTTGGCATCGGCATATGCCAATACAGATGTTAAAAAAGTTTGTCACGATGTAAAATATCGCGGTAAACTAGTTCATCAGTGTAAAAATATTAAGATACATAAGAAATTTGAAGGTACGCCGATTCCGGAAAAAAAATAATTGTATATCATGAAATAAAGTAGTATAATAACTTTTATTACGGGAAATTTTTATTAACCTATGAGCGATCATTATCAAACATTAGGCGTCCCTCGCGGCGCATCACAGGAAGAAATTAAACGAGCATATCGTAAATTAGCAGCACAGCATCATCCTGATCGCGGCGGAGACACTGCCAAATTCCAGGACATTCAAACTGCTTATTCAGTTCTCAGCGACGATCAAAAACGTGGGCAATACGATAATCCAGGACCAGCTAATTTCCAATTTGAGTTTAATGGTCCCAATGGATTTGATTTTAATTCGATATTTAATATGTTCGGCGCGCAGTTCCAACATCCGCATCATCAGGGCCATCAGAGACAACACACCCGTATGAGTTTATGGGTCACCCTAGCAGATGTTGCCCAAGGCGGGCGCAGACCGGTCACTATCGGATCTCAGCATGGAAATATGACTATAGAAATAGAAATTCCGTTGGGCATAAATGATGGTGATAATGTACAATATTCTGGCATAGGACCAAATAATTCGGATCTAGTAGTTAACTTTAGAATACATCCTAATCCCAAATGGGAGAGGAATGGTTTGAATCTAACTACCGAGCATGCCATCAGTGTATGGATATGTATAGTAGGGGGTGAACTAGAGATTCAAGATGTTTTGGGAAATCAGTTAACTCTCACAGTACCTCCATCAACCCAGCCGGGTAGTTTACTACGGGTCAAAGGCAGGGGATTGACTACTAAGAATAAGATGTCTGGCGACATGTTCGTAAGAATACAGGCCAAAATTCCAAATAATATTGACACAGCATTGATTGAAAAGATTAAACAAGAAGTAAACAAATAATAGAGATAGTTGTACTTTATTGTAACCCGATACATACTACATTAGGCCTATAAGGAAAAAATGCAAAACAATAATATTGAAATCGAACAGATAGTTGCTCAAGCAATCAAACTGGCAGTAAGTCGCAGACATTCTTATGTCTTGACCGAGCATGTAGTATTAGCATTGATAGAACATTTGCCCTTTCGTAAGACGCTAGTAGGATTTGGGACTAATGTAGATATGCTAGAACTGGAGTTGTCGGCATACTTAGATAGTTTGGCTAGCTTAGTTATGCCAGAAGGAACCAATCAGCAACCTAAAAAAACCAACGCTCTGGAAAGATGTTTTAATCGTGCGATGACACAAGTATTATTTACTGGACGCAGGAGTATGAATACTGGCGATTTATATCTTGCTATAATGGCGGAAAATAATAGTCATGCGCAATACTTCTTATTAAAGTACGGGGTCAAAAAAGTAGAATTCTATGAGTTCTGGCAGCAGAATTATAAGCATGGAGATGTTACATTGACAAACACCCAGGCAGATGAGATCTTAACAGAGTTTTGTACCAATCTCACTAAAATGGCAGTCGAAGATAGGCTAGAGCCTATGATAGGCCGTAGCAAAGAATTGGATGAGATGATCACTATCTTAGCAAGAAAATTTAAGGCTAACGTACTAATGGTAGGAGACCCCGGTGTGGGAAAAACGGCCATCATCGAAGGACTCGCTCAGGAAGTTGCTGCTAACCGTGTGCCTAAATTTTTACATGACTACGAAGTTTGGGGGTTGGAGATCAGTTCATTGTTGGCAGGTAGTAAATATCGCGGTGAATTTGAAGAGAAATTTAAGCAGGTGATCGGTGCGTTAGAAGCAAAGAAGAACTGTATATTGTTTATTGACGAAGCACATACTATGAAGGGGGCAGGTGCTTCTACACAAAGCACACTTGACTTTGCTAACATGCTTAAACCAGCCATCACTAAAGGCAATTTAAAAGTGGTAGCTTCTACGACTTGGGAAGAATATTACGAGTCGTTTGAAAAAGATCGTGCTTTGATGCGCAGATTCCACAGAGTGTCAATTGACGAGCCCACACCAGATGTTACAGAACAGATCTTGATAGGGTTAAGTCCGAGGTTAGAGGCTTTCCATAACGTATTAATCGATACTGATGCCATTACGTCCGCTGTAGAGTTAAGCGGTAGATATATTCATGATAGAAAAAATCCCGATAAGAGTATCGATTTATTAGATGGCGCCTGTGCCAAAGAACGTGTCAAAGATATTGGTTTAGTGACAGTTACTAAAGACATGATTATGGCACAGTTAAGCCGTGTGGCCAATGTCCCAGTCGATAAATTACAAAATGAACGTAGTGCCAATATCGTTAACTTAGAAAGTAATATCAAAGAAAAGTTATATGGTCAAGACGATGCGGTAGATGCAGTGTTAGAAAGAATCTATATTAACTTTTCCGGTATCGGCAACGACAATAAACCCATTGCTAGCTTCTTATTCTTGGGCCCAACTGGTACTGGTAAAACTGAACTCGCAAAACTATTGTCCTCAAATTTAGAAATGAATTTGCTAAAGTATGACATGAGTGAATATCAAGAGAAGCACACTGTCAGTAGTTTAATCGGGGCTCCTCCGGGATATGTAGGCTTTGAAGATGGTAACATCGGTGGCGGTAAATTGATTAGCGATCTTTCAAAAAATCCCTACAGCATTATATTGTTTGATGAAGTCGAAAAGGCACACCCCGATGTCATCAACATTATGTTGCAGATGTTGGATGAGGCACGTATCACCAGCGCGAACGGCAAGACTGTTAATCTAAAGAACTGCGTTATCATCATGACCAGTAACTTGGGCGCCAGGGATAACGAAAACAATAATATAGGTTTTGGTAAGCCCCTAGAAAGAGTAGGGTCCGAAGACAAAGCTATGAAGGATTTCTTCAAACCCGAACTACGTAATCGTATCGATCAAATTTGTAAATTCAAAAAATTAGATATATTGGCTGTCAAAAAAATTGTATTAAAGTTTGTGGAACAATTACAAACTAGTCTTAATAGTAAAAATATCCGACTTAATCTAACCGAACCGGTTATAGATATGTTGGCTAACAAAGGTTACGACAGCAAAATGGGTGCTCGTCCCTTAAATCGCAAAATTGATGAGATGATACGTATTCCCTTGAGTAAGAAGATTTTATTTGAAGGATTGTGCGATTGCGCTATTACAGCGGTAATGGCAGGGGATGAGATTGAATTTGCTATCATGCCCAGTAATTTATTACCCGCAGTCAATAACAATGGGATCATCGTGATAGATGCCCCAAATTAATTTTGCCCCGGTATATAAAGATCGATGGTTTTATGACCGGTGGCAATATTGTGTGTCATTTAATCTCAGAGAAGCCGGCGCATTAAAAGTATTGGATCATGCTGCCATCGACGTGGCTATAACACATCGACGTAAGTGGTATCAAGATGTTTCGTCACGTTGGACGATGACTATGACTAGTGTCGCAGCGACAAGCATGTACAAGCCATTTAAAGCAGTAAAAATAACAAAAAATACCATCTCGAAATTACACGATTTCGCCGGTACGTTGATAGATACCACTGATGAATTTAAGTTAGTGACCGGCAGACATCAGGTTTGGGTTTATACTAATAGTGTCAACTTGATAGAAACTATCCAGAGTCAGCATCAATTAGTCAATATGAAATTTACCCAGTCTATAATAAATCGACCAAAAGATACTGTACGGCTTAAACAGTCTCGGCATTCGCATCGTAGTTATTTGAACTCTGTCAAACTAACCGATACTGAAAAGGAAAATCTAATAAGATTTTTATTAGCTCAACAGGATGATGTAAGGCTCAGTCCTGGGTTATTAGACTGGATATACAGGCTTTTTAACTCATACACTTATGACAATTTTTTTATAGATCACACTGGCGAACACCATCTATTAATGATGTCGTTAATACGCCCTGGTATAATCAGAAAAACATTACCGATCGTTACAGCATAAATACTGGACAATGACTTTTAGCACTCAGACTCTTTTATCACAAACTACATATGGTGTACCTTCGGGTAATTACGATGGGTCTAGTGCCAGTTTCGTCGGCAATAATGTGCCAGCTGCTAATTTCTACGGTGGCCAAGGCAGTGTACAAACTGCCACCATACAAGTTACTGGGTTTGTTGGGGTTATTACATTACAAGCCTCATTAAACGATTGGGTGGAGCAAGCAGCGTGGTTTGATGTGGATACGTACGGTGATGGGGTATCTCCTTTAAGTGACACTGCGGCCATCACCATGACCGGTAATTTTGTATGGGTGCGTATCTTGGTCACTGAATTTACTGCCGGCTCCATCAATTCTGCGAATCTTTTGTACTAGAAAACAATAAATACTAGATGCGCACAATAGCTATATACGGTGGAAGATTTCAGCCAGGCCATCTAGGCCATATGTCCAGTTACGATTATTTGGTAGACAAATTCGGGGCTGATAATGTCTTTGTGGCCACCGCAGATTCTGCTTCGTCGGAAGATGATCCTTTTAACTTTGGTGAGAAAGTAGCTATGCTCACTAAACTGGGCATACCTTCTAGTCATATAGTTAAAGTTCGCAGTCCTTATAGACCAGTTGAAATAACTAAAGATATTGGCGATCCTGAGGACACAGCATTAGTGTTTGCTCTTAGTGAAAAGGATATGAGTGGGGCCGAAGGCGAGAAGCCTCGCTTCGATTTCAAACCAAAAAAGAACGGCGAGCCTAGTTACATGCAACCTTACCCCGGGGACGATGAAGAATTAGAACCCATGACCAAACACGGGTATGTACTAATTACTCCGACTACACCATTTAATGTTATGGGTAAACCTGCTAAAGGTGCTACTAAGATAAGAGAGTTATACCGAAAAGGCAATGAAGCTGATCGTAAGAAAATCATACATGATTTATACGGAGAATTTGATCCCCATATCAAAGCAATATTCGATAAAAAGTTAGGCAGTGTTGAAGAACCGCGTACAGCCGTAATCCAAGAACCTCCGTTTGATGCTAATGTATTAGATACTCCGGCGCCGCTACAGCGCGAATCTCGTGAACTACGTCTAGCTAGATTAGCCGAAGACATCAAGCGATTAAAGCGACAGATATCGGAAATACGACGTAGCAATGATAAGCCTAACTATATAGACGAACGTGATAAGCGTAAGGTTTATTGGTAGACAGAAAATTTTACGGGGTGAATAGTTCTTGTTAAATATTAGCACATTTAACAAAGGATTATTATGTCAACTAAACAAGAAGCCAATTTAGCAGCTCAAGTAGCTGAATTAAATCAAGAAGTAAAAACAGCTGAAGCAGCAGCCGCACCACAACCCGGCCAAGTTCAGGTCAATGTTGATTATTTGAAAACGACACGAGTTCATATCTCAATGCCTTGCTATGGTGGCATGTTGACTGAATCAACTTTTATGAGTTTCATCAAGTGGTCTAATACCGCCCGTCAATTGGGCATCGATTGGACCATGGAGACCATGACTAACGAGTCATTGATTAGTCGCGCCCGTAACACTTTAACTGCTAAATTCCTCAGTAATCCAGATTCGACACATCTAATGTTTATCGATGCTGATATCGGCTGGGAGCCATGGCATCTATTAGTAATGCTAAACCGTGATGTGGATGTGATCGGCGGATTATATCCTATGAAATCCTTGCCAGTTAAATGGTGTGTAAATGGGTTTGAAGGTGCCGAAGAGGGTCCGGATGGTTTACAAGAAGTCACTAAGACCGGCACTGGATTCTTATTGATTAAACGTCATGTATTTGAAAAACTTAATGCACATCCTGCGGTCAAACCTTTCAACAGTGATATTGGCTTGCCTCCTGAGTTAAATGTGTATATGAAAACATACTTTGACACCGCAGTGCGTGAGAACCGTTATTATTCCGAGGACTGGACTTTTTGCGAAAACCATAGAGATTTGGGAGGCAAAATTTGGATTGACAAGCGTGTATTACTTAAGCACACCGGTACATATGTGTTCGACTATCAAAATCAGGACCAGTTGTATAAAGAATTGCACGCAATGGCGATGTCAAATCAACGTCCAGCTGACCCAGTAATTACTGATACTAGCGGAACAATCCCAGCACCAGCAGAGGTAAAGCCAGCTGTGGTTGCCACAAGTAAGGGTAAGAAAAAGAAATAACAGTTTGTCGTAATAAAAAAATAAAAGGTCACAAATTGTGACCTTTTTCTATATCTGAATATAGTTTTCACACAATGTTCTATAAATAAAAATATAGGAGATACTATGTTTTTGTTTAATGAATACACAAGTGAGTATTATAAGATAATAAAACAAGCCTTAGATAGATTAAGTCATACCGCATCTAGAAAAGAAGCCAGAGAGTTACTAGGGTATGTTGAAAAACATCATATAATACCCAAATCATTAGGCGGAACAAATGATGATTCTAATTTAGTGTGGTTGACTGCCGCAGAACATTTGAAGGCGCATTTGTTATTAGTTAAAATGGTAGATAAAATCGAACATAAAAGGAAGATGAGTTCCGCTGCTGTGCGAATGGCAAATCCGCAAAGTAGGACTCATCATCGTATATTAGCTGACAATGAAATAGAAGATATAGCTATCATACGTGCTGAAGCTGCGAGACTACATTCTGAATATATGAAAGAACGACACAAAGGAGAAAATAATCCATTTTATGGTCGTCATCATACTGAAGAATCAAAATTAGCAAAAAGCATAGCTAATAAAGGGTTGCCAAGAACCCAACAAACCAGAGAAAACATTCGCGCTTCAAAACTAGGAGACAAAAATCCTAGCAAAAAAATAGTTACTTGTCCGCACTGCGGTGTTACAGGAAAGGCAGGGGGAGTACGTAAGCATCATTTTGATAATTGTAATGCCCATTTAGTTTATACTTTTAAAAAATTGGCAACGGGCGAATTATTCACAGGGACACGTAGTCAGTTGCTAAATTTACATTTGTCGCCGAAGGATAAAGCTCCGCTGGGCAATATGATTCACAGGAGACAAATGTCAGTTAAAGGTTGGGCGTTGGTTAACAATGACTGTTAATATCCTCTATTATAAGTTTGGATAAATAATAAGATATGGATATTAAACAACTAGAATCTTATAACCTCGCAGATGCCGTTAAGTTTCACCGACAACTTAATCCAAAACTGTGGACTCGCAGGGAAGAATTACATCCTGATGTGCGAAAGCGGTTGTTACTGATAGCCGAAGACTTCCAAAGTTTCCTCGGCGTTTCTAATGTAGACTTACGTGATGTAACAATAAGCGGCAGTAATGCTTCTTACACTTATACCCGACATTCAGATATTGATTTACATCTCATCATTGATATTCCCGAAGCTTCTGACACGGAAGTTTATCGTGAATTGTTTAACGCTAAAAAGACCATATACAATAATGAACATGATATAACAGTTAAGGGGATTCCTGTAGAGTTATATGTACAGATAGCAGATGAACCTGTTGTCAGTAATGGAATTTATAGTGTGTTAGTTGATAAATGGTTACGTATATCCAGACGTCAGCGTGTTGATATCGATGATCTTAGCGTAAGAAGCAAGTATGAAGATCTCTCACAACGAATCCAACATGCCATAGACACAGACAGTTATAGTACTATGGACAAACTCAGCAACAAGATACGTAAAATGCGCCAAACAGGTTTAGCGCAACACGGAGAGTTTGGTCCAGAAAATTTGGCTTTTAAGATATTACGTAGTCAGGGTGATATAGAAAAATTATATGATGCGAAGATTCGCGCACGTAGCCAAGAACTTAGTTTGAAAGAATTAAAGAAACAGCCAATATCCTATGGATATGGCCGTGATCACTTAGAAGAAGTGGGTCTTACACCTGACGGCACAAATCCCAGTACATGTGAATTCGCAAATGAGGATCAAACATCTAAAAAAACTGACAGAGAGATTATAGAAGACTTTGTAGAGTTTTGTATCAAAGAACTTGACCTCTCACGTAAAGTTAAATTAAGATTGCGCCGTGATCCCGAATGGAGTCGTCGTAACAAGACTTTTGGCAGATATAATGAAGCTACACAGGAATTAGAAGTAGCCGTAGGTCAGCGTCATATTATGGATGTATTACGTACTCTCGGTCACGAGTTAGTACATCAAAAACAAAATGAAATAGGCGTAGTCCCGCCTGATGCTGGTAGCGATGGCAGCGCATGGGAAAATGAAGCTAATGCTGAAGCTGGGGTGTTGATGAGAAGATATGGCAAACAACATCCTGAATTATTTTCGGATATACAAATGCAAGATGTGGAAGAAGGCTGGGCAGATAATATCAAAAAAGGAATTGCCGGTGCTGCCTTGGCTGGTGGATTGGCATTTGGAGGTCATGCCGCGGCAGCAGATTTAGGGCATGGACACCAGCCTGCCCCGCAAGCTGTACAGGCTTTTCAGCAACTTCCGCAGAATATCCAGCAGTATCTAAAAACAAATGGCCAATATCCTAAGGATATACAGCAATACTTGTTGTCAAAAGGTCAACTTGACGCACAGATGAGCTTAGAGCAGCCCAGAGGAAAAACTACATATGTCAATACCGATCCTCAAGCTCAAGTAGAGCGTGATCGTGCGATAAAAAGTCTAACAGCTGATCGCCAAGCATTGGCTGCCAAATACAAAATTGATCCAAATCTCATAGATAAAATGCCAGAATATAATTTGAATGAAGCTTCAGGGTATATTCCAACCGCTGCCGAGGCTAATGATCCAAGATATAAAATGGCATTAACAGTAGATATAAGACCAGGGGCCATAGGTCGTGCTGCGAATGCGTTAATGCTGGATACTGATGCGCAAGGACATCCTCAAATGTTAAGACCAGACGGTATAGTAAAAAGACTTTCTGAAGAATTTAAAAGATTTCGGGGATAATCATGAAAGCAGATGAATTCATCACAGAACATATCGTTAAAGTCAAAGGTGGATATAGATTAGTGTCTAAGAAGTCAGGACGAAATCTCGGAACTTATCCCACACGTGCCGGTGCGGAGAATCGAGAGCGCCAAGTACAATATTTTAAGCATGCCACAAAGGAATCTATCGGCGCAGAAGAGTTTGCGAATCTCGATGAATATCTTGTGAAGTTATGTGATCTAATAATCCAAGGGCAACATAAAGATCCCGACTATTATGGCTATGTGGCTGCTGCTATATTAGATCCGGATGGCAATTATGTACAAAGCATCAATATCCCACGACAAGGTAAAAGAGTACATGCCGAAAGAGCAGCCATAGAAAAATATCAAAAACAGTATGGTGAGATACCTAACGATAGTATAATCATCACTACACTTAGCCCTTGTGATGAGAAAAACGATGAGACCGCCGATGAGCGTTGGGGAGAAAGTTGTAGCGATCTTATCAATCATCTGGGCATACGGGAAGTATATTGCGGATATCGTGATCCGAGTCAGGTAGTACGACATAATCATTATCGAGAAACAGTAACCGACAATGCCAAAATACGAAAACTGTGTAAGCAATTCGCCAGTACATTTTTAGATACAGAACAATTGGACGAGCTGGCATTTATGGGATCACAGTGTACCAAGGACTGTTCAGGACATCAAGCTGGATATGCTTGGGCTAAACGTAATGGCGCAAGACCGGCCAATACTGCCAGTCCTAGTTTTAATAACGGGGTGGCGATAGCCCAGTCTGGACGATGAAACATACTGATAAACCGCCATTTCCTTATCCTGTATATCCTGAAGATGATGGATATGATAGACATCGCCTACCCTACGGTCCTGCTTGCCATAAATATTAGATGAGAGCTCGAGAGTTTATCACTGAATCTGATGAAAATCTGCCAGCAGACTATCACTTCAAAGTCTGGGACAGTTTAAAATGGCATGCTGACCGCGCTAGCCTGGGCAACAACATTGGCGCTGAAATCATGTGCTGGTTACTGAAGCACAAGAAACTTGATGACTGTGTACCCTTTTATGAAGCCACCATATTTCCATTTGTAGAAAAATATAATTACCCCAGACCACCTGATGGACCTGGTGATGATGCTGGCAAGGTATATGCTGACATGGTCAGAGAAATTGTTGTTAACTGGAGTAAAATGACCCGAGCTGACATTGATAAGTGGGTGCCGCCAGAGGATCGTACTAAATGAGAGCCAGAGAATTCATTACCGAAGCTGAATTACACGGCGACCGGGCCCCGCTCGATCCCGACATGGCTAAGCCCATGCGTGATACTTTTATGTTACCGGGTATTAGAAATAATGACTTTTATAGAAGTTATAGGTTAGCACTGGCATTTGCTCGTGCCCGCGCAATAAACGGCGATCAAGATAATGGCCCCGAATGGACTGCGTTAGATGCCATGGGTCCATATGCTGTTGTATCTGTTGATGGCGATGATGACGAGGCATTTATAGATCAAGCATTGAAGATGACTGATACTCCCGGCGGTAAAGTAAGACTTACAACTAAACGTAGCGAAGAACCTGATGAAGTCAACACTACTAGCCCAGTAACTGGATTTGTGGGATATAAAAGACGATGAGAGCCGATGAATTTATATCAGAAAATTTTTCTGATGGCAAAGGTCCCGGTAGACCCGGGGATAGCGCAAGACACGGTATTCCAAAACATGCTTCTTTGGCACAGCTAGATAAAATAGGAAAAGGTAAAGGTCGTAAGGCACAGTTAGCTCGTTGGCAAGCTAACATGCGGAGAGGACGTAAAAAATGATGCTAGTATACATACATGGTGCGGGGTCTACTAGTGACAGTTTTAACTACATCAGAGAGCGTATAGGCGGAGATGATATCGCATTAAACTACAGTAGTGCCGATGGGTTTGAGAACAATCTTAATGTGATGAAGTCGCAACTAACTGATGTCGAAGATATATTCTTTATAGCCCACAGTCTGGGTGGCATCTATGCTTTACATCTATCTAATTTAATGCCTGACTGCGTAGTCGGAGCGATCACTTTAAGCACGCCATATGGCGGTGCTGAATCGGCAGATTTTGCCAAATACTTTTTGCCCTTTAGTAAACTATTGAGAGACATCGGACCAGCTAGTTGGCCTATGCGTCAAGCTGCTAAAATAGAGATACGTCATCCTTGGTGTAACGTAGTTACTATTCGCGGCGATGTCCCCTGGATTGTAGGTCACAACGACGGTGTGGTCACTGTAGCCAGTCAAAAACATCATGCCGCGGGCATGGAATTAATAGAAGTTGACTATAATCATTATGAAGTAGTGTTAAATGATCAAGTAGTTGACCTTATCAGACAAAAAATACAGCAGATAAATTAAACCGCTCAAATTACAATCGGGCTAAATACAATATGACTACACGTTTTGTACACCTCGAGAGCTTGATTGATTGTGAATGGCAAGAAACCCCACCTGTTTATCGTCTCTATGTAAACGATGAACTCTTTTCCGAACGTACCTGGATCTGGCAAGATTCTATATTAGAAGAAAATATTATAGTATCTGCTATGCCAGGTGATTTTGAACTGCGTTATGAACTCGTAGAACCCTCTGATGCTAAACTAACAGTAGGTAAATTAAGAGTAAATGACGGCCCTGCTGAGATCGTTGACGATACACATTTTAGGATATTAGGCCATCATGAGACTGTATGAGATAACAAACTTACGCGAAGATGCCAGTGTTGGATCCACGGCTAGTGGTAGTGTTGCTACAGTAGCGATGCCATTGGGCACGGTTCAGCGCAGAATCCCCGATTCAATGTTTACGGCTAAATATACTAATGACGCTACGCCTAATACGCCAGCAGAATACAAACAATACAAACGGAAAAATAATGCTAACTGATCTACTCAAAGTATTACTAGCCAGTGATTTTGCCTACTATTTAAAGGCTCATGGATTTCACTGGAATATAGAAGGGCGTGATTTTTATCAGTATCATAAGTTTCTACAAAAAGTATATGAAGACGCTTACGAAGCCGTGGATACTATAGCAGAATTTATCCGTACATTAGATGAATATGCTCCTGCTAGCTTGTCTCGCTATCAAGAATTAACTAGAATACAAGATCAAACAAAGATTCCCCGAGCAAAGCTGATGATAGAAGAATTGTTAGCAGATAGTGACATAATGGTAAACTTATTGAATGAATGTTTCGCAGCAGCCACCAAAGAGAATAAGCAAGACATCGCTAATTTTATCGCAGAAAGATTGACAGCAACAAATAAATTCGCATGGATGATGGCAAGTTTTCTAAAGGAAAATAGAGAATAATGTTTAACGACATGTATACTATCGTAGAAAGACTGGCGATCTTAGAAGGTCGCATCGCTACGAAAGAAAGTAAGCCTTCAGATAAAAAGCCTGTACCTGCGTTATTTAAAAATCTCCAACAAGAATCTCCTATACCTATGGTACATGGTATGGGGCTAGGCGAAGAGCAAGTCGAAGAAGATGTACTGTCTAAAGTTAAAGACTCATTTACTGATTATCTAAAAAGTTTAGAAGATGAAATAAAACAAGATCGCGAGCTTTTGGCAAAAAAGAAACAAGATCTTGATATTAAGAAAAAAGAATTAAAAGACTTAGATCTGCATAGTTTGGAAGAAGATCCAAATCAAACTCCTGCTACAGGTGAAGCGCCAGCTAGCCTTACAGATCCAACATATGCAGAATCTGCCCCTGTTAAAACATTTGATATAGATGAGTCAGGCGATCCTGCTTTGGGCAGCGGCGGTGGCGGATATCCTTTAGTCGAGATACATGGCGATGAAAAGCAGGGATTTAAAATACGTCGCGGCGACAGAGAATTGCCCACAAGATTTAAATCATTAGCAGACGCCGAAATGGCATTAGAAATGTTTCTAGCACGCCGTAAAGCTCAGCAAAATAGCAATGCTGACTACTTGGAAGAAAGATGAAATTATTTGATCTTTTTGAAAATAAAGTCCCCCAATCTACAGAGATCGATGAGTTTGATAGTCATGCTATTCGACGCAAGGCTAGAACTCAAATCGTGCGTTTAGCCAAACATTTAGATCGCTGGGGCAATGCGACAGTATACGAAGATGATGTTGAAGAAAACGCTGGCAAAAATCTTTCAGTAGATCAGTTGGCTGCAATTAGCGATGCCGCACTAGATGCTGCTTACCATTATGGGCGTAGCCAACCAAGTAATACATTTGGATGGCAGGCTAACTTAAAATCTGCTGCCTTCGCTAAACAAATAATCGATCAAGGTATTACTGACATAGAAAAAATAAGCGATGCCATACACAAAGGTTGGAACGTAACGGCACAAGCATTTGTCAAAGATCCCATGATGTTTGATGATTCTCACACTATGGCGCCGGAAAAACTACAGGCTAAAGTTGCTCAACGTCAGAAATTAATGACACAAAACTATAGTCAACTGCCAGAAGATGAAAAAGAAAAAGATCGCGTAGTGGCTCGTGCTATGTTAGATGCTATACTAGGTAAGCAAGGCATGGCGGAAGGCTCGGAAAACAATAATACAATAGCACAAAAAATATTCTTCGCTCGTAGTGATAAAGCACCCAAAGGCTGGAGTTATGACCATGTAGGCTTTATAACTCAAGATGGACGACAAATTCAAATGAGTGGGCATAAAGGCAATGATGTATATGTCACTAACGATGTGACTGATGATCCAGAGTTTCCTAAACAAAATATCAAAATTGTGTCATTATCAAAACCAGTGTCAGTCCCCGCAACCAACTCAGTGGGAGCAGAAAATTGTGGAACATTTGTGGCAAATGTATTACAAGACAATGGTATAAAAGGTATTAATACAGAGAAAATATATAGTGTGTTCAAACAACCACAGAAGCAAGGTGTGGCGGAAGGCTCTGAGAACTTCAATGGCATAGACATTGACATGGACATAGAAGGTGACGAAATCATGGTACGAGCAATGGCCAATGGTCGTGAACTGGGACATGTGTTGTTTGTGGACGCTGGCGAATACCTAATGCCACAGGACCTAGAAGTAGAAGAACGCTATCATGGTCAAGGCATAGCTCAAACAATGTATGATTATGTAAAGAGTAAAGGATATAAAATTCGCCGTAGTGGTCAGCAAACTGATGCCGGTGCTGGATTTTGGCAAAAACATAGACCTGAACAAAATGTCTGGGAGCAAGGTGTGGCGGAAGGCGAATTAGATGAAAAGTGGAGTGCTAAGTATAAGCGTAGCATTGACTGTAGTCATCCCAAAGGATTTAGCCAGAAGGCCCATTGTGCTGGAAGAAAAAAACATAATGAAAGTCAAGAGCAGCACAAATGTCCACACTGCGGCGGACCAATGGTCAGTGAAGAAATGATCAACGAAAAAAAAGACGCCTGCTACTACAAAGTAAAAAGTCGTTATAAAGTATGGCCCAGCGCTTATGCTAGCGGGGCCCTGGTAAAATGCCGCAAGAAAGGGGCAAAAAACTGGGGAAAGAAAAACGAAAGCGTCACTGAAGAAACTTTAGAAGAAAATCTACGCGACTGGTTTAAGACCGAAAAGTGGGTGCGATTTAATCCGCAAGGAAAGATATTAGGACCATGCGCCAGGGGCAGTGACAAAGAAGGTAAGCCAAAATGTCTACCTAAAGCAAAAGCACAAGCTCTTGGAAAGAAAGGCCGTGCCAGCGCAGCAGCTAAAAAACGCAGAGAAGATCCTAATCCAGAACGCACGGGTAAAGCGATCAATGTTAAAACAAAGAAGTCTAACGAAAGTTTAGAGCAGCAACATTCTCGCGCCAGAGAGCAAAACATACAAGCGGGAGTTACTCCAAGAGATCCTGCTTACTACCAAGAAAAAATAGCACTACGTAACCGTATGGCAGATCGCCCTGCCGCTGAGATAGCGGCAGCATTACAAGCTCTAAATGTTAAGTATGGCATCAAAGAAGATTCAAAGGGCAGTATGGCAAGAGCTGCTCACAATCCTGAAGGAGCTATATTCAAAGGCTATTGGAAGGGTACAGATCCTAACCCTCCTAAACCGGGAATGGGTGTGGGAGGAATGGAAGAAAGTATAAATGAAGCCGGTATGACTGTAACTAGCCCAGCATTGAAGCCACGTAATTTAGTGGCTAAAAACGCCAACAAAGCTATAGGCGGTGGAGCAGCCGGAGCTCATAAAGACCAAAAGAAGGCAGCTAAACATGGCGATGTCAAACATAAAAAAGATATCATTCCAGTTACTGAGAATTTTTTAACGTGGGCCATGAATCAAGGTGATCAATATAAAGATTTTATGACTAACCCCGCGATTTATGAGAGTGCTCGCGCAGAATATAAAAAAAAAGTTTTAGAAGCCAGTAGTCCAGCTCAACAAGCTGCCATCGCCATCAATATGAAAAAGCATGGCCAAAAACCAAAAAACGTCAAAGAATTTAGAAACGATCATAGCCCAGTAGCATGGCATGAAACTTATTACGGCGGTTTAGATGAAGATGATGCCGGCGATGAATTACAGCCCGGAGAATACTATATATGGACTATATACTTTGACGACGGCACCAGCAAGAAGATAAAAGTTACAACTGATGAA